AACAAAGGGCGGCCGGGATCGGCCACGGCCTTCGGGCTGACGATAGAGGCAATCTCGGGTCACGAGTAACGGTGGCTGTGAACTGCCCCGGGGAGCGTTCCCCCTTCATTTCGTACACAAGTGGCGTGGCCGATGTGCGTGCGCGGCAGTGATCATCGCCGCCAAGTATTTCGGTAAAGCCCAACCGTGACCGGTGGTTGTGCTCATCGGGATGTGAGAGATAGTGTGGCCCGACTATGATACCTCACCTGAGTGGTTAATCAAAGTCGTTAACCGGGCGCTTTTCAACTTTCATTGATGGCATATCGTTTTTGTTATAAAGGCGATCTGCGTTTGCACCCCGCGCATCGATGGCTAGGTGGTCGACTCCCGCAAGTAGCCGACCGTGTCTGCCCCGACACGAGAAAGGAGGGTAATCGATTCAGTGTGCTTTCTCGATCTGAATCGTTGGATGTGGATAGGTGCCGTCACATTCATATTTTACGAAGGAAGGCACGTATCTCGGCTCGTCATCTTTCCCGCGAGCTGGGGTTAAAGGAGTGTTCTGCTCTACCTTCTCAAGTCTGCTGTGGTCAGCTCAGGTCCACAGTACGCTCAATGTTCCCTGAGTCATTATCCGAGATTCAGGAGTTGTCCGTGAAAACCGTCCAGAAACTGGAGCCACCTCCTTGTGAGGTCTGTGCTCCGGGGTTTGCCGAGCGGCTCGACGAATGGAAACGTGAGCGGTTCCGTCCAGCGGAAGTGGAAGAGGGCCACCTGCAGAGGTTTGAACGGGCGTTTTCCTCAAACGTCCCCCTCGGATGGAATCGGAAGGAGTTTCCGTATGTTCCGAACGGAAGCGCCACGCTTGGGCACTCACGGAGGGAGGGGGGCAATTGGAATTCTGAGGAATTCGCCGATCACTGTCGGCCAGGATTGGTCTATAGCTCGGGAAAGCCCCGTGTGGTTACTCTGTACTCGAGTTTTAACACACGTGTATTGACTCCCCTCCATCTGTCGCTGTATAGCGTGCTTCAGGAAAGGAATTGGCTTCTCGTTGGTAGCCCAACCAGCGAAAGGCTCGCCCGTTTACAGGGTGGGGATTGGCTGTCTTTTGACTACCGATCCGCCACTGACAATTTTAAGACAGCGTACGTAAG